TATGGCCGACTTCGGAAAATATTCAGGCAAATACCTAATCGACACATCCACCCACCGAATGAGCCGGGATGGCTATACCTCAGAAGCGGAGATTATCGATGCGCGCGGAAAATGATTTCAAGGCCAATAGCTCGAACAAGCGCGGGATCGTGGTTGACCGCGATCCGAAGAAGATGCGCGTCAAGGTCGAGGTCGTTGATGAGGACGAAACCGTTTCTTTCTGGGTGGACGTGCTGGCAAAATCCTCCGGCAAGACGAAAAGCTTCCTGATGCCGGATGTTGACGATGAAGTCTGGTGCGCTGTCGATATGAAGGGCGAAGACGGCTGCGTCATCGGTTCCAAGTATAATGACAAGGACGCGCCGCCTTTCAGCGGCAATGACGACATGGGCGCAACCTTTCCGGGCGGCTCGATCCATATTGACCGTGAAACCGGCGCGATCACCATTAACACGTCCGGTGAGATTTCGATCACCGGCGCAAGCGGACACCTGAAATAATGCCGCGCATCGTTCGTCTTGGTGACACATCCTCTCACGGCGGCACGGTGATTTCGTCTGCTTCAAAATGGCAGTGCGAAGGCGCTCTGATTGCTCGGAAAGGCGATGTGCATTCCTGTCCGATTCCCGGCCATGGCGTGACGGCTATTGTGTCAGGATCGGGGAAATATCAATGCGAAGGCGCACCGATTGCGCGTGAGGGCGACACGTGCGGATGCGGCGCGGCTTTGATTTCGGGCGCGTCGAAGTGGGAGTGCGAGTAACCGAAAGGGCCGAACTGAAGTTTTTTCCTATACAGGCAGTGGGGTTTCTTGATCAAACCTGATACCACTTGTCTTTGTCACCGACTAATTCGAGCAACTCATTCATACCGTGTCGAATCTGTTCGAACCCGAATGTTTCATAATAGGTCCGATAGCTGACAGATAGATCGTCCGACATATCAATTATCGCGTCCAATTGCGCAATGATGTCCCTGAAGCCATCGATATTAATCCAATTCGTCAGATAGTACGTTTCATCTCTGGAAGCAATTTCGTGCTTCATGTCATAGAAGTGTTGCGTCAAAGCACTTCGGATAGTGTCAGGCGTTAATTCTTGCCTTGTGGGCAGGGGGGCTAATTGATCGACATCTGATATTCTGAAGGGACCTTTTTGTTCAGCTGGCGTTTTGCGTCTGAATTCGATTCTACAACGTATGTTTTCGCGCCTTATCGATTTGATAAGTGCAGAGATTCGCTGATCAAAATCGCTATCTGCTTCTTTTTGCTCCCTTAGACGCTGCTCCTTTTCCAAGATTTCGGTCTGCTTTTTAAACAGCTCAGTGGATGCCTTGGTCTCTTCGACCTGTTGCAGTGACACCTGTAGTTGCGCCCGCATCACTTCCTGCGTTTCGTCCAGTTCCTCGCGTTGCGCTTTCAGTTCTTGCGACTGGATGAACACCGCGCCCATAAGCCAGAGGAAGGCCACCGGCGCGAATGCGCCAGCCAATGTGTCGCCGAGTTCGTTTACGGAACGACAGCCAAGGTATTGATCCCAGAAACCCTTGAACAAGTTTGTCGAGATGGCGACATTCTTGCAGGTTTCTGTCTCTTTGATCAGAAGATAAACGATGCCGATATAGACAAGTGATATGCCCGACAGCACCCATATCGTGATGCTTTTCTTTGTCTTTTTGTGTGGAGTTTCTGCGTTTTCCGTCATGACTTGCCCCATGCCCTGTGTGGTGTTATGAATTGCCCACTGTTAGCAGAAATCGCTGCGACATGAACTGGCCGGACATGATGTCCGGTCATTTTTGTATGTGCTGCCCGATAGCTTGGCGGCATGATCGACAAAGACAAAATCCGCCACCGGCATTGGTCCCTGAAGGTAAGCCGCATCGACCCGGAAACGGGCATTGCCGCTGATACCTACGGCGCTATCGTCACCGCTATTGACGATCTTAATCAGTCGATTGCTAACATCATCATGACGCCGAAGCGTTCGGTTCCGACCGAGCCGGAAAAGGGCTGCGATGTAGAAGGTGCTATCGATAAGCATCCTGACATTGGCATTCCGCTGCTCACTCGCGAAATTTGGGACGCGCTCACGATATGGGAGCCGCGCATCGTGGTCGATAAGGTTGAAGTAGTTCTGGCGCAGTTTTCGCATTTCAGAACACAGGTGTTCTGGCGTCCGGTCGAAAGTGTCATTGCCGATCAATATGTGACGGAGGTCCAGTATAATGGCTGATCCCGTCAAAAGGACGCTAGAACAGCTCCGCGCCAATGGTGCGCCAGACTTTTTCGAGCGCGATCCATCCAAGCTGAAGGCACTCTTCAAACAGGTCTTTGAAGAGGTTTCAGGCCGCACACTCTATCCGGCCCAGACGGAGATGTTTCTGATCGAAGTCGCCAGTTATGCGCTTTCGATCCTGCATGAGGCGGCGCAGACCGCCACGCTTCAGAATACCGCTGTTTTTGCCGATGGCGTTCATCTGGAAAACCGTGGCACCAATGTTTCCACCTTCCGGCTGTTGGCACAGCCCGCCACGACCGATATTCGCTTTGAACTGACACAGGTTCGCCTGATCGACGTTGTAATCCCGAAAGGCACTCGCGTTGCATCCGGCACGGCTGTCATCTTCGCCGCCGATGCTGACTTGATCATTCCGGCCGGAATGACAGCGGGCGTCGTTCGGGCAACAGCACAGACGCCGGGAGCCGCGTTTAACGGCCTTGGCGTTGGCGCGGTTTCTGATCTGCTTGATCCGGTTGCCTATGTCGCCAGCGCCCGCAATGTCACCACCATTGTGGGCGGCACGGATGACGAGGAACTGGAGCGTTTCCGGCTTCGCGTGGTCAATGCGCTCTTCACCATTGCCAAGACCGGCCCGCGTAACGGCTATCGCGAACACGTCATGGCCGTCGATCCCGAAATTGTTGACGTTGCTCCCATCCGCCCGGAGCCGGGATACATTCACATCTATCCGCTGATGAAAACAGGTCAGCCGAGTGCGGCGCTGAAGGATGCTGTTCTTGCCTATCTTGATCCAGAGACGCTACGCGCCATGGGCGATTACGTCACCATCCACGATCCTGTCCGCGTTGGCTTCAGCTTCACACTGACCGTCCGGTCGCTGGAAGCGATAGCCGGTCTGGAAGATTTGGTGCGGGCAACAGCGGAAGCCGCCTTTCATCCGTGGACGCAGGAGCTTGGCGCACAGGTCGCGCCATCCGTTATCGTCACAGCCGTCAAAGCGCTTTCTGGTGTGACCGATGTCGATCTTGACGGGTTGGAGTTCACCGATCTGCCGGAAACCCATTATGCCGGACTGGATGAACTGACCATCGTTCTGGAGGTTAGGGCGAATGTCTGACCCGTTCATTCCGCTTGAGCTTGTGCCTCCCGGCGTCAATGATCAGCGCTCGCGGGATTTCGTAAGCGCTTTGAGCGCGGTTCTGGCCGACTTCAAACCATCGGCGCTGATGATTCAGGATGCTTGGACGGTTCCGGCCTCGTTGCTGCCGATCATGATTGTCGAGGCTGGGCTGTCGGAATTTGTTTCGACCAATATGCGCGAAGACTTGCTGCGCTCGCTGATCGCTCATGCGCCAGAAATCCATGCCCGCACCGGCACGGTGCGCGGCGTCAAGCTCGCGTTAGAAGCAATCGGCATTTCGGCCCGCTGGACGCAATGGTGGCAGGAAGAGCCGAAGGCGCACCACAACACGCACAAGATCGTGCTGTTCCTGTCCGATACCGTCATCAACGGCCACGCGCCGCTCGATCTTGCCAATCAGCGCGCCGCCGCCCGCGTCATCAACGCGACCAAGCGATGGTCACAGGACATTGCCATTCAGTACGGCCTGCGCGGCTTGTCCAGCATTTATGCCGGTGCCGCATCAAGGCGCGGTCGCACGGTGCGCATCAACGCGCCGCAGCTCGGCTCCGACAGTTTCATCATTCCGTCCTATGCGGGAACCGGCGCACGTGCCGTTCGTGAAATCCGCATCAACGCTTTATCCACTTCCGGGGTTTGACCATGGCGCAGAACTACTTTTCAATTGTCACCAATATTGGCCGTAACAAGCTGGCCTTGAGCGCTGCCGGTGGTGCGGCGGTAACAATTACGCATTTTGCCATCGGTGATGGAAAAGGGGCCGAAGTCAATCCGACCGCTGGCAGCACAGCGCTCGTTAGGGAAGTCTGGCGAACGCCGGTTGAGAGCGTCGTAGTCGATCCCCTGAACCCATCCGCTGTTCTGGTTACATCCATCATCCCGACCGCTGCCGGTGGCTGGTGGATGCGGGAATTCGGCATTTTCGACGTGGACGGCGATATGATCGCGGTGGCAAAGCCCGTATCGCAATACAAGCCGACCGCCTTGGAAGGCCAGCTTGAAGATATCCGCTATGAGTTTCAGATCATCATTGGCGAAACAGCCAATGTGACGATGCTGGTCGATCCGTCTGTTTTGCTGGCAAGCCGTGCGTGGGTCGAAGGCCGCAAAGTGCCGGTGGCACAGCTTTCTCTAACGCCATGGGTGCCGGTCAAATCTATGACGATCACCGCGCCGCCTGCCGATCCGGTAGCAT